TGTAGCCTACACGTAATTCGTGCGCGAATTTCGCGAAACAAGTACCTCACTAATTCGACTTCCAGGACAGTCAAACGCCGAGCGCAACATACGCTCGTCGGCAAAGCTGATTATCTTAACCTTGTCTGCTGCGTTTCCGGCCAATTCCGGATCCATCCTGCTGGCCGCATCCATGTCGTAACCAGCATTGCCTCTATGCGTTACTATATGCCGTTTGCCAGCTACCGGGCGTCAAAGCCCGCCTCACGAACATTCCTTGGGATGCTCGACCGGAACGAGCGGCAATGCAATCGTAAACGAGATCGAAAAGAAGTAGGCATAAATCCTTTTCCAAAAACAAGTTCCACTAAATTATTTGGAAAAACGTGACATAGTCTAATGTGTGCGTCATCGCTATCTACGCTGCCAGCCCTTCTCCACCCCCCAGCACGCCTTGAGTCTGCCATCTTCGCTTTCTTCGGCCCTTCGCCGGTACGCTGAATGTCGTTGTCCGTGACAGACTGCGACATTCGCATGCCGAAGCGCAAACCCTACAAATTGCCAGCCGTGCCGCCCTGGGAAGAGGTCGAGCAACTTCTCAGGGCGACGCGGCGTCAACGCGACCGCCTGCTGCTCATGCTGGCGGCGTTCATGGGCCTCCGCAACTCCGAGCTCTGCAACCTGGACGTCCCGCATCTGGACTTCCGGCGCCGGCTGCTCCGCGTCGAGCAAGGCAAGAACGCCAAGGACGCGATCCTGCCGTTGCCCGCGTTCATCATCGGGCCGCTTCGCGGGTTCGTCGGCACCCGCCGCGACGGCCCGCTGTTTATGTCACGCAAGGGCGACGCCAGGCTGACGCCCCGGGCGGTCCAGCATTTGGTGAAGCGAACCGCCGCGGCAGCCGGGCTCGCCGATCCGGGCAAGCCGCGGAAGTATTATCCCCACGTCCTTCGCCACGCGTTCTGCACCGAGAAGATTCGCCGCCGGGTTCCGCTGCCGTACGTTCAGCGGCTCATGAGGCACGACAACATTCAAACGACCATGCGTTATACACACATCGTTCCGGAGGACCTCCGCGATGCCATCGAAGCGTGAGAAGCTCGCCGCGATCCCGAAACGCAAGCGCGATAAGCCGGCGCCAGCTGGTCGGAACGACCGGGCAAGCGGCACGCCGCCAGCGGCGCCGGACCTTTCGCATATCGTCGAGGGCCTGCGGGTGCTCGCTGTGGCGGTCGGCGATCTGAAGTTCGACCCGGCCAACACGATGAGCCACGGAGAGAAGAACCTCGATGCGATCGCTGGCAGCCTGGCCGTCTATGGCCAGCGGAAGCCGGTCGTCGTCAACAAGCGGACGGGTTGTATCGAGGCCGGCAACGGCACGCTCCAGGCCGCCCTCAGCCTCGGCTGGACGCATATCGCGGCGGTCTACGTCGATGATGACCCGGCGACGGCCGTCGGCTTTTCGATCGCCGATAACCGCACGGCCCAGCTGGCGACCTGGGCGAAGGACGCCCTCGACAAGATGCTGCGAGAAGTCAGCACGAAGAACGACGCCCGGCTCGACAAGATGCTGGCGGATCTGGCCACGGAGCAAGGGATTGTGCCGGCCAGCGCCGCGGCGGCCGAGGATCCGGGCCCCCAGCTCGACCGGGCCGACGAGCTCCAGAAGAAGTGGAAGGTCAAGCCGGGCGACTTGTTCCTGATCCCCAGCAAGACCGTGCCGCCGCGGACGGTCGTCACGTGCCCGCATTGCGATTGCGAGCAGGAGGTTTGATCGTGAAATGCAAGTGCGAGGCCTGCGGTAAGCCGTTCGAGGCCGAGCCCGTTGACCGCTCGATCCATCGGCTGAAGTGCGGCGATTCGACTAGCGCCGATGATGTGGGCCAGCTGCTGCAAGGCCAGCGCCCGGCCCTGATGGCGACCGACCCGCCGTACGGCGTGAAGTACGACTCGGAGTGGCGGCACAAATATTCCGGGGGCGAATACTCGGTCGGCACCATCGCCAACGACGATCGCTCTGACTGGACGGACGTCTGGAAACTGTGGGCGCCGCCGGTGCTCTACGTTTGGCATGGCGGCCTCCACGCTCGTAGTGTCGCCGCGAACCTCGAGGAGGCAGGCTACGAGCTACGCGCTCAGATCATCTGGAACAAGAGCGTCATGGTCTTCGGGCGTGGGCACTATCACTGGAAGCACGAGCCGTGCTGGTACGCGGTGAAGATAGGCGAGACGGCGACGTGGGCCGGCGATCGCTCTCAGCACACCGTGTGGGACTGCGGCAACGGATCCGCGACCGGACGAACCGGCGATGCCGCGGACGATTTCCACGCTGCCCATATTTCCCAAAAGCCGGTCGAGCTGTTCCGTATTCCGATGCGGAACCACACAGCGCCCGGCGATCTGGTCGCGGAACCGTTCGCCGGCAGCGGCAGCCAATTCGTGGCCGCCGAGCAGCTCGGCCGCTTGTGCTACGGCGTCGAGCTGGAGCCGAAGTACGTCGCCGTGATCCTGGAGCGGCTCGTCGGCCTCGGCCTCGAGCCGGAACGCCAATGAAGTGCCCCCCCTATCCCCCCTTTTTGGGGTCATCGCCTGGGGCGGGGGGTCGGCTGCGTGCACCAAGGGCCATTTCTCGGGCGTTTTTTAGGGGGGGGATTGCATATTTCCCCAGGTTTTGTGCATAGGCGGGGCCGATGTTTTCCGAACAGGTAGCCATTGAAAGCCGGCGGGTTCAGGTCGCCCAAATGTACGCCCGGGCGATGACTCAGGGCGACATCGCCCGGCATTTGGGCGTTCATCAGAGCACGGTCAGCCGGGATCTGGAAGAAATCCGGGCCGAGTGGCGGGTTTCCCGCCCCAAGGCCTTCGAAGATCGGGTTCTCGACGAGCTGGCCCGCCTGGACGCCCTCGAGCGGACCTATTGGCTGGCCTGGGAGCGATCAACGAAGGACGCCGAGACGCGAACCGCCAAGACCGTGGAAACCGACTGGCCGGGCAAGGCCGGGAACCGCGACAAAGCGAGCCGGAAGGAGGCCTCCAAGCGGGAGGTCGGCAAGGTCGGCGACCCGCGATACCTGGACGGCGTCTATCGCTGCATCAACCGCCGGATCGAGCTCCTCGGCCTCGATGCTCCGAAGAAACTGGACGTGACAAGCGGCGGCCAGATCATCGGTATTGAGATCGTGAGGCCCGACGATGACGACGACCAAAAACAAGCGGCACGGCCTGACCGAGATTCGGAACGGCCGGCTGAGATTCCACTTCCATCCGGGCCAGTGGAGGGCCTGGGAGAGCAAGGCTAGGTTCGTCGCGACGATCGCGGGCAGCCGCGGCGGCAAGACCGCGTTCGGGCCCCCGTGGCTCTATCGCGAGATGCAAACCCGCGGCCCCGGGCAGTATCTCGTGGCGAGCCCAAACATGACCATCTTGAGGAAAGCGGCCCTGCCGGCGTTCCTCTGGTTCTTCAAACGCATGCTCGGCCTGGGCGAGTACAGCAGCCAGCGGAAGATCTTCGAAATCACCAAGCCGGAGCTACTTTTCGGGCGTCCGAGCGACATCCAGACGCAAATCTTCTTCGGCCACGCCGAGGACCCCGATTCACTGGCCGCGATGCGGGCTCTGGCGGCTTGGCTCGACGAGGCGGGGCAGAAAAAGTTCAAGCTCGAGAGTTGGGAGGAGATTCAACGTCGGCTCAGCCTCGATCAAGGCCGCGCGCTCATCACGACGACGCCTTATGACCTGGGATGGTTGAAACAGCAGGTCGCTGATCGCTGGCGGAAGGGCGATCCGGATTATGAGGTCATTCGTTTCGAGTCGATCGCCAATCCGGCTTTCCCGCGCGAGGAATGGGAGCGGTTGCAGAAAACGCTGCCGAGATGGAAATTCGATATGTTTCTTCGCGGACTTTTTGAGCGGCCCGCGGGCCTGATCTACAGCGATTTCCGCGACAACCAGAAGGTCCCCAGGTTCAAGATCCCGGAGGAATGGAAGCGATACGTCGGCATCGACTTCGGCCAGGTGAACATGGCCGCGGTGTTTCTGGCCGAGGACCCGGGCAGCCGCCGGCTGTACGTTTACCGCGAATACCACGAGCGCTATCGAACCGTTCGCGATCACGCCCAGGCCATGCTCCATGGCGAGCCCGGCCGGGCCGACCTCTACGTCGGCGGCTCGATCGCCGAGGGCGAGTGGCGGCGGGAGTTCCAGGCCGCCGGCCTCCCGGTTCGTGAGTGCCCGATCCGTGATCTCGAGGTTGGCATCGATCGCGTGATCGCGAAGATCAAGCTGGACGACCTGTTCGTGTTCGACGACCTGGCCGGCCTCCTCGGCGAGCTGGGAAGCTACAGCCGGGAGCTCGACGCCAACGGCGAGCCGACCGAGAAGATCGAGGACAAGGAGATGTTTCACCGGCTTGATGCGCTGCGCTACATCGTAGCCTGGCTGGCCCAGGGCGGAAGCAAGCTCAAGGTCTGGACCTAGTCTGCCGTCTTCGCCAATTTTCAGGCCATCGGCGACGATGCGCTGATGGTCGGGACCACATCGCTACTGGACCGTTTTCTGTTTTGGGCAGAGGGCAAGCTCTCGACCTGGATCTCGCGCCGCGCCTTCCAGCGCCAGGTCAAGGGCATCGGCGATCGCCTTTTCGCTCACCTGCTGAGCCCCGGTGCCGGCTACGGCTGGCCTGGGTTCCCCGGCGGCTGGTCACAAGACCGCGTCGAGCAGGTCCTCCATTACAAACATTTCGTTAACGTGGCCGTTGATGTTCGCGCCGACTTCATGGCGGGCCTGCTCCCGCACGTCGCCTACGTCCGCGGGACAAAGAAGGCCGATCAGCTCCGCTCCCTATACGGTTCGTACTACTCCGAAAAGTCGCTGCACGCGATCCGGCCGCACGAAGAGGTCGAGCCGGTCGACGACGATCACCCGCTGATGCAGCTCATTCACCGGCCGAACGAGGTCTACTCGTGGCAGGAGCTAAGTTACACGCTCGATATGTTTTGCGACCTCTGCGGCGTTGGCTACCTGTGGGCCGTGCCGAACAAGCTGGGCCTGCCCTGCGAGCTGTGGGTCATCCCGAGCCATTGGGTGTGGCCACGCTACGGAAAGAACCGGCTGATCGATCACTACGAGATCCGGCCCTGGGTCGGCACCGGCCAGGTCATCTTCCCGGCTGACGAGGTGATTCAGTTCAAGCCGCGGCCGTCGCCGGTGCATCTGATCGACGGGTCCAGCGTGCTGCAAGCGATCAGCGAGGAAGTGGATTCTTTCGAAAGTGTTTTACGCTGCCTGTTCATGCAATTTAAGAACGGGATTTTCCCCCAGGGCGCGATCGAGCTGGACCCCGAGCGATACACGACCGATCCCGACGACGACCAGATCCAGCGGGTGCAGGCGCAGATTGAAACCCGTCTGCGGGCCGAGGGCAATTCCGGCAGGCCCATCGTCCTCAATCCAGGCATGCGACTTCGCCCGCTCTCGCTGGCGCCGCGGGAGATGGCCTACCCGATGACGATCGACAAGCTCCGCGATTACATCCTGGCCGGCTACCACGTTCCGAAAGAAATCGCCGGTATCCAGGATGCCGGAAGTGAAATCAGCATGCACGGCCCGATGATTCAGTTCTGCAGCTTCGGCATCGCGCCGCGGCTTCGCTGCAAGAGCGCGGCCTTCACGCACGGTTTGGCCCGGCGGTTCGACGAGTCGCTCCGCTGGTGGTGGGACGATCCTACCCCCTCGGTGCCGGAACAAATTAACCGCAACATCGACACCGACGCGAAGTGGGGCGCGATCACGGCAAACGAAATCCGAGCCCTCCGCGGCCGGCAGCCATACCGCATCGGCGGCAACAATCCGATCCTGCCGACCAGCATGGCGCCCTACCCGATGAACGAAGAGGAGAAATCGCAGCCGGCCAGCGTGGCGGCGGCGGCGCCCAATGGCGACGGCCAAATGACCACGAACGGGGATGGCGATGGACAGGCGGTCGCTGATTACATGAGCGACTGGATGCGTCGGCGTCAGGCGATCACGAGCGGGAACGGGCACCCATGATCCGTCGCGCCGTTTTGCTGGGCATCGTCGGGCTGCTGCTGGCCTGGCACGGCTGGCTGGCGTTTTGCTTCATTCAGGCGATCGGCAAGATTGCCGGCGCCCTGGCCCGGCTGGCGATAGTTGCGGAGAAGCTGACGCAATGAGCCAACGAACGCGAGAAATGAAACCGGCCCAGCCGGTGCCGCGGCCGCTGCTGCTGACCTGTGGGCATTCGGTGTTCGTGCGGCTGCCGGACGACAAGTCGATGCAGCGGCGGGTCGTGCCGTTCATTTGCCCGAAGTGTGGCCGCCAGCTCGCGGAGCACCGCGAGTCGTTCGGCGGCGTCCAGGTCGCGCCGCCCGCAACCTATCAGACCAAGGGGTAAACGATGGTCGCCGCGATCTCTCAACTGCTGACCGCCCGCAAGAAACTCTGGACGCCCGAAACCGATACCCGCGGCTACGCCCAGGAGCACCCACGGCTGAAGGATGCCCTCTCGATCGTCAGCCCGAATCCGGGCCGGCTCGCCGTGGACGAGTCGTCGATGTCGGCCAGCTTCGTCATCTCGACGATGCAGCCGGATCGCATGGGCGATGTCGTCGTGCCGGAAGGTGTCTACCTCGAAAACTACAAAAAAAACCCGATCGTTTTCTTCGGGCATCAGGTCCCAACCTTCATCGGCCAGCTGGCCCCGCTGCCGATCGGCAAAGCCGAGGACCCGAGCGGGCAACTGACGATCATCGTGCGGCCCCAGCAGGACATCATCGGGACCGTTTACTTCAGCCAGAAGCTCCTCCTCGCCCAGCAGGTTTTCGAGCTGGTCGTCGAGGACATCCTGCGGGCAACGTCGATCGGCTTCAATCCCCTCGGCGACCCCGTCCACCTGGGCGACGACGAGCCGCACCCGCTGAGCCCCTGGCCCGGCTGCAAGTTCGAACGCTGGGAGCTGCTCGAGTTCTCCATCGTTGGAATCCCGTGCAACCCCGGCGCCGTTCGCAGCATCCTGAGCCGCAACAAACTCGCCGGCGACGCTATCGACCCGATGATCCGTAAATCCCTCGAACCGCTCGCCGCGGCCCCGAAAGCCTGGGCCCCCGGCTTCACCGTGAACAAACAGGAGAGCCAAACGATGACCAAGACGATCCCGGCCGATGCCCTCAAGAAACTCCTGGCGATGGTGCCGCCGAACCAGCAGGCCGCGGCGATCGCCCTGACCCCGACCTTCAAGGACCTCAGCGAATCCGACGGCAGCGACGGCGGCTACGCGGTCGGCGAGGACGAGGACGAGGACGCCACGCACAAGCGAATCAAGGAGGCCATCTTCACGGTCGCCGAGAGCTACAAGGAGGACGGCGAGGGCGACCAATACTTCTATCACCCGATCAAGTTCATGGCCTATCACCAGCACGGCGACTCGGCCGAGGAGGGGCACCTGAAGGCCGTCAAAGAGGACCTGGGCAAGATCGACGGGATCAAGGAAGTGGGCCAGGGCCCGAGCAAGCCCGACGGCGACGGTCATCAACAAGTCCACCCGAAACCGGGCAGCGATGGCGAAGGCGATGGCGGAAAGCGCGGCAAGCCGGCCAAGAAAAAGGACGGTCTGGACGGCCTGGACGATGGAACGCCCCCGCCTGACACGGGCGAGCCGATGCCGCACGGCGCCCAGTGCGCTCAGCGGATCATCGAGCTCCTCGAGGAAGAGGTCGCCGAGAGCGAACCGGAGGTCCAGGAGTTCTTCCAGCAAATGCTCGACACGGTCCTCGAGTGGGCCGAGGATCGCTACCCCGACGTCGATTTCGGCGGCAAGGATGAAACCGATGGCGATGGCGACGATGGCATGGAGATGGAGGACGAAGAGACGCAGGAGATCGTCGACGCCTACCGCTCGGGCAAGATCAGCCGGGCCAAGCTGCTGGCCGCGATCATTCAGAAACGCATGAGCAAGCGGCACAAAGCGGTCTGCAAAGAGGCGATGGAGCACCTGGGCGACATGGCCGAACTCGAGGCCGGCTCGACGTTCACCCGCACCCACAAAGCGGCGTGCAAGGCTCACCACGGCGCCATGAAGGCGATCCTCCGCGAAGATGGCGACGACGACGATCAGGACGATGACGACGGCAAGACCGCGACGCCGGCGAAGGGCGGGGCGGGCACGGCCCTTGTTGACGCCCTGAAGCAGCTCAACGCGAACCTGGATCAAGCGGGCGAGCGACGGAGCAAGGTCTTCTATAAGCTCACCGGGCAAAAAAATTAGTCTGCCGTCTTCGCCAAAACGGCCGATGCCGGCGCTAATTATCGCGTGAGCGCCGGCAGTCCCGATTTCTGAAACCAAAGATACGAGGCAATCATGGGTAAGACCGCCACGTTTGAAGAGCAGGCCCTGGCCGAGATCAAGGGGCTCGGCGATCGCATCGCCAAGCAAGAGACCTGGTGGGACAACCTGGTCAAGGTCCTCGCGGCGCCGGCATCCAAAGTCGGCCAGAAGCCGGAAGAGTATCTGGCGACGCTCGCCACCCGGGCCGAAAACGGCATCGCCATCGTGGGCGGCGACGGTTCGCAGCTCAACCTGGATCCCCGCTTCAAGGGCCAGGCCAAGCCCTCGGGCATCGGCGAGCTGCTCATGGCCGCGGCCAGCCTCGGTAACCCGGCCGAGAGCCACGAGAAGAAAGCCAAGAGCCTCAACTACCTCGGCAAGCAGGGGATCGAATACGGCTACGAGAAGGCCGATCGGTTCATGAAGGCCGCCCTCTCCGAAATGAGCGGCCTCACCGGCGGCTACACGGTCCCGCCGCAGACGATCCCGACGCTGCTCCAGCTGGCCATCGAAGAGATGATCATGGGGCCCGGTCGCGTCTACACGCAGCCGATGCAGAGTCTTACCTGTTCGATCCCATACCTCGACGTAACCAGCGTGCAACCGGCTGGCCAGTCGCCGTTCCTCGGAGGCGTCTTCGCGTCGTGGACGGCGGAAGCCGCGACCCGCGTCGAGGCCGAGCCGCAGACCAAGCAGGTCGAGGGGAAGGCCCACGAGCTCTCGCTGTATCTGGTCGCGTCGAACCCGATCCT